TAAGATCTAAAGGTGATAAAAGATCAGAAAATATTTTTGATGGTACAGCCATGAACGCAGCGGAGCTGCTATCATCATCATTACATGGGATGCTAACTAACGCAGCTTCACCCTGGTTTAGTATGAGATTTAAAGATGAAAATATTTCTGCTATGGAAGAAAACAAAGAATGGCTAGAGTCATGTACTGATACTATGTATATGGCATTAGATAGATCTAATTTTCAGCAAGAAATACACGAGCTCTATACAGATTTAGTAGTGTTTGGCACTGGCTGTATGATGATTGAAGATGATGACAGAGATTTTGTTAGATTTTCAACCAGGCATATTAATGAAATTTATATATCTGAAAATGAAAAAGGTATTGTAGATGTAGTTCATAGAAAATTTAAATTAACAGCTAGAGCTGCCTATAATCAATTTGGAGATAATTTACCCAAAAGAATTTTAGATATACTAAAATCAGATCCTTACGATGAGGTCACACTTCATCAATGTATTAAACCAAATGATAATCTTAATCCTTATAAGATGGATAATAAATCTATGCCATTTGTATCTATTTATTATGATGGTGAAGATGAAGAAATAATATCCATATCTGGATTTAATGAGTTTCCTTTTGTCGTTCCTAGATGGCTAAAATCATCCACAGAGGTGTATGGAAGATCACCGAGTATGACTGCCTTACCAGACATCAAAATGATTAACAAGATGTCAGAAACAACCATTAAAGCAGCACAAAAAATGGTAGATCCCCCTTTATTAGTTCCTGATGATAGTTTTATTTTACCAATAAGAACACAGCCTGGAGGATTAAATTTTTATAGATCTGGCACAAGAGATAGAGTTGAGCCACTAAGCATTGGAGCTAACACACCCCTCGGTTTAAATATTGAAGAACAAAGACGAACAGCTATTAAACAAGCATACTTTGTAGATCAATTATTGATGTCACAAAACATAACAATGACAGCTACTGAAGTTATGCAACGTAATGAAGAAAAAATGAGATTGCTAGCTCCAGTTCTTGGTCGTATGCAATCTGAAATGTTGCAGCCATTAATTAATAGAGTTTTTAATATTTTATTAAGAAAAAATATTTTACCAGTTCCGCCAGAAGAGCTCCAAGGTCAAAATGTAGATATTGAATATGTATCACCATTAGCTAGATCTCAAAAAGTGGGAGATGTTCAGGCTATTATGAGAACATTAGAGGTTGTTATGCCATTATCACAAACAGAGCCAGTCATGGATTATATTGATAGTGATAAATTAGTGACACATTTAGGGGATGTTTTAGGTGTACCAAGTAAAGTTATGAGATCACCGCAAGAAGTACAAGCTCTCAGACAACAAAGAGCTCAGGCACAACAAGAACAACAAAACCAACAACAAATGATGGAAGCTGCACAAGCTGGAGGACAAGTAGCTCCACTCGTCAAGGAGTTAAATGGACAGCAAGGAAGTTAAAGAATTAAAAAAAAATTATAAATTAACATTTGGATCAGAAAGTGGAGAAAAAGTATTAGAAGATCTTTTAAAAAGATTTCATTATCACACATCAACTTTTTCCAAAGATCCAAACGAAACAATGTTCTTAGAAGGACAGCGGAGTGTCATTTTGTTTTTACAAAACATATTAAATCAAAAGGAGCACATAACTAATGAGTGAAGATCAGACAACTGCTGATACTCAGCAATCTGTGACAGATACATTTACAGATACACTACCAGAAGATATTAGAAACGAACCATCACTAAAAAATTTTACTAATGCTGGTGATTTAGCCAAAAGCTATTTACACGCAAGTAGAATGGTGGGATCAGATAAAATATCTATACCTGGTAAACACGCAACGGAAGATGACTGGCAACAAGTTTATAGTAAACTTGGTAGACCAGAAAAATCTGATGGATACCAATATAATTTTGATGTACCAGAAGAAAACAATCAATTAATAAATAACTTTTCAGAAATAGCACATAAAAATGGTTTAACTAATAACCAGGCAAATGCTGTATTAGAATTTTATAATCAAATACAAACAGATGCCAATCAATCAGCTGAAACAATGGCTCAGGCAAATATGACCGAACAAGACACAGAGCTGCGTAAAGAATGGGGATTGAGTTATGATAGAAACCTAGCTTTAGCAGATAGTGTTTTTAAAACACATTTTGCAGAAGGAATGAATACATTAACTCTAAATGATGGCACTATGTTAGGTAATCATCCAGAGTTTATAAAATCATTATTAGCTATCGGTAGTAATTTTAGTGAAGATCAATTAACAAAAGAAAATTCACAAAGTATTTCACCAGCGGATGCTCAAAGAGAAATCCAAAAGCTCCAATCTAGTGAAGCATATACTAATAAAAACCATCCAAACCATGAGATGGCAGTACAAGAGGTTGCTCAACTGTATAAAGCACAGTTTGGGGAATAGAGAAACAATCCAATAGGACTTCTCGTGACTATGGGAAAGACCATCACCGACCAGGTGTAAAATGTAGGACAAACCTCATTTGAGATAATTTTTCCAATTTTTTCACATAACAACTAACAACAAGGAGGACATTTTAATGTCAAATCAAATAACAACTGCGTTTGTTGAACAGTATAAGAACAATGTTTCTATGCTATCTCAACAACAAGGTTCACGACTAAGATCTGCTTGTGATGTTGAAACTATTACTGGAAAAAACGCATTTTTTGAACAGATCGGTTCTACAAGTGCAGTTCTAAGAACTTCTAGACATGGTTCGACTCCCCAAATAGATACTCCACACGATAGAAGAAGAGTATCTTTAGCAGATTACGAGTGGGCTGATCTCATTGATGATGCGGATAAAATTCGTATGTTAATAGATCCAACATCAACATACTCCAAAGCAGCATCAGCAGCTATGGGTAGATCAATGGATGATGTTATCATTGCTGCCTTAGGTGGCACAGCTAGCACTGGAGTAAGTGGAGCAAGTTCTACAGCTCTTGGTGCAGATCAAAAGCCTTTTAGCTCATCTCAATCTGATGGCTTAACAATTACTAAACTATTAAAAGCAAAAGAATTAATGGATTTAGCGGATGTTGATCCTTCATTGAAGAGATACTTTGTATGTGGAGCTAAACAGATGACAGATCTATTAGCTACAACCGAAGTAAAATCATCAGACTTTAATACTGTAAAAGCATTAGCACAAGGTCAACTAAATTCATTTTTAGGCTTTGAGTTCATTATGTCTAACAGATTAAAATTAGATGGAACTAATACTGATGACAGACTTTGTTATGGCTTTACTGAAGATGCAATCAAACTTGCTGTAGGTAAAGACGTAACAGCTAAAATAACAGAACGAGCAGATAAATCTTATTCAACCCAGGTGTACTATTGCATGGCAATTGGTGCTGTGAGAATGGAAGAAAATAAGGTTGTTGAAATAGCTTGTGACGAGTAATAGGAGAAAATAAAAAATGGCAAGTGTTAAAAGTGTAAACGTAACTAACCTAGATGCGACTCCTAGTGTAATGGTAGATGCAGCCAGTAATACTGGTTCTCTTCATGTTCATTATGACCAATACGAGGCTTCATCTTTAGCTTCTGGCTCAGACATCACAATCGCAAGATTGCCTGTTGGAGCTACAGTTCACAATGTAATTCTAAAATGTGACGCATTAGGCGGATCATCAACTTTAAAAGTTGGAGATGCTTCTGATGATAATCGTTATATGGATGCGGTGGGAACTTGGAATGTTGCTGGACAATCTCAATCCATGTTAGCTGGTAGCTCTGCTGGAGCTGCACAAACACCAGTGACTGGTTTAGGTTATGTAATTACATCAAGTACAACTGATTTAGTAATTACAACTGGCGGTGCAACTATATCTGGAAGTATCCATTTATGGGTGCATTACGCATACTAAAATAATCATAAATACCAGGGGGGTATCTTCCCCCTGGTTCTTTTTTTAAGGAGAAAATCATGGCAAAACCTGGACTATACGCAAATATCCATGCGAAACGCAAAAGAATAAAGGCTGGTTCTGGAGAAAAAATGCGTAAACCTGGCAGCGAGGGAGCTCCCACAGCTGCTAATTTTAGAAGATCAGCTAAGACAGCAAAGAAAACATTAGTAGGGTAAAATGAATTATAAAACAAAAAAACCAAAAACAAAAAATGAAAACCTAGCTGCTATGTATGGCAACAAAAATGAAATTACTCGTGGAGATGTTATTGCAGCTGCTATCAAAAACAAAAAAAAGAAAAAAACTTTAGTAGGATAAAATGAGCTCGGTAATAGAGATATGTAATTCTGGATTAAATATGCTTGGTGCAAATAATATTACTTCATTAACAGAAGATAGTAAAAATGCCAGGCTATGTAATCAAAGATTTAATTCAGTTAGAGATAGTGTATTTAGAGAACATTTGTGGAACTGTTTGATTAAAAGAGTGCAGCTACCTTTAGAGTCAGAAAAACCAGCTCACGAATATGTCCATCAATATACCCTACCAAGTGATTGTATTCGTGTTATTAGAATTGGTGGCACAGCTGATGGATCATCCTCAGATTTAAATGGAGGACAATTTTTTAAAGTTGAAGGAAGAAAAATTTTAACAAATGAAGATACTGTATATCTTTTGTATGTTGCAAGAATAACTGATCCTAATGAATACGATACTTTATTAGTAGAAACATTAGCAACTCGATTAGCAGCTGAACTTGCTTATGCTATTACAAATAGTAATCCATTAGCTAATTCTTTAAAGATTGAATACAAAGATAAATTATCTATTGCAAGACATACAGATGCTTCAGAGGGAAGTGCTGATTATTTAGATAGCAGCTCTTACATTAATGCGAGATATTAATGGCTAAACAAACTTTTGCATTTACAAATTTTACAGCTGGCAAACTATCACCTAGATTAGATGGTCGTACAGATTTAAATAAATATTACAATGGATGCAAAACCTTAACTAATTTTACAATCCAACCGCATGGTGGAGCTACACGCAGACCAGGCACTAGATTTATCCACGAAGTTAAATCAAGTGCAAGTGGTGTTAGATTAATACCTTTTGAATTTTCAACCACTCAAACTTATGTCATGGAGTTTGGTAATTCTTATATAAGATTTTACAAAGACAAAGGTATTATTACAGAAGCAAATAAAACTATATCTGCAATCACCCAGGCTAATCCAGTTGTAGTCACTTCCAGCTCACATGGATATTCTAATGGAGATCATGTTATTATTACTGGTGTTGTAGGAATGACAGAGCTTAATGGCAAAACTTTTATTGTTGCAGACAAAACTACAAATACTTTTGAATTGACTAATGTTGATGGCACAGACATAAATTCCAGTGCCTTTACCGCCTATTCTTCTGGTGGAATTATTAATAAAATTTATCAAATCACCTCCCCTTATGGAACTGCGGATTTACCTAATATAAAATTTGCACAATCTGCTGATCTTATGTATTTGGTTCATCCTAGCCATGCTATCCGCACCTTAACAAGAACTGGACATACATCCTGGACTTTGGCAACACCTACATTATCTGGATCAGTATCACCAGCTCTTAATACAACCACCAATAAATATCCTAGCTCTGTCACTTTTTTTGAACAAAGATTAGTTTTTGCTGGATCTAATGATAATCCTCAAACATTGTGGTTTTCTAAAACTTCTGATTATAATAATTTTACAGCTGGTTCTAATGATACAGATGCAATGGTCTACACTATTGCTAGTAATAAAGTTAATGCTATTAGATATTTATCAGCTCAAAGAACTTTAATTGCTGGAACAGTTGGCGGAGAGTTTGTTGTTAGTGCTTCTGGTACTACATCCCCTCTTACACCGACTAATGTTCAAATACAAAAACAGACAAACTATGGATCTGCAAATGTAGATGCAGTGCAAATTGCAAATGTCACCATGTTTTTACAAAGAGCTAAAAGAAAATTAAGAGAAATGGCATACAGCTATGATTTTGATACTTATGTAGCTCCAGACATGACAATTTTATCAGAAGATATTACTGAAAGTGGTAT